TTAAATCGCAATTAAATCTTTCCAAGTAGCAGATCCGCAAATACCATCCACTTCCAGAACTTCTTTTCTGGATTCCTGATAAGCTTTCAGAGCGTAAATCGTGTTTGCATCTGCTGTCCATGTAAGTTTCAGGGCTTTGCCGTTTTTGCCTTTAAAGCCTCTGGCTCTTAATATTTCCTGTAAGAGAAGCACAGATGTATTTTTGTCTCCTGCTTTTACTGTCTCTGGGTTAAACATGTAGCTGCCTCCTTCTGGGTTTGTTGTCTTGTCTGTTTCATCTTTATCTGCAGATAAAACAATTAAATAGTCCGGTGTACAAAATTTTGTCCCCGGAAGATTACTGTTGTAATAGCTCTTCTGGCACACCCCGCCACCATTTGCCACGATACCGGATGCTCCGGAAGTATTTCCCTCAATCGTCCAGAACCTGTCTCCGGCTACTTTTGTTACAAAGCCGGTATGGGTAAAGGTACCGCCATGTTTAAATATAACAATATCTCCAACTTTTGGATTGGCATTTTTTACAAATAAGACGCCTAAGGTTGGGCAGTATACATACGGCCAGTGTTTTAAGAGTTTCTTTGCATTATCCAGACCAAAAGCTTTCATGAAACACCAGGAGATAAACGCTGCGCACCAGGGCTGCCCCTGATAGGATGGTTTTATATCTCTCCAATATTTTGTATAGTTTGCTGATCCGGCATTTCCAGTCTTGCTGTCAAGCTTACTGTTATTTTTCTTTTCCAGGTACCCGATCTCTTCTTCTGCAATTCCCAGAACTACGTTGATAGCTTCACTCTTTGTCATGACTGTGTTTTCCTTTTTTATATCTTTTGCTTCGTTATAATCTTTGTAAAATATATTTCTATCTACAGTTCCGCTGATGCCAGGTATCTTTGCTTTACTGGAATACTGCCAGCCCACACCAAAGTCCGGCCGGAGTCGTTCCTGTAAAGTACCGTTATCTGATGCCGGATAACGTGCAATCCAGAAATCGTATTTTTTCAGATGGCTACAAATTACATTCAGGTACCAATCCACATTGCAATAAATACCAAATTTATATCCCGCTGCCGTGATAATCTTTTCGAATGCTTCTGCCAATTTATGGATCTGTTCAGCTCCGAGGCTTCTCTGATTATTCCATTCCAGATCCAGCCAGACCGGATACTGCAGTTTTCGCCCGTTCAGAACTTCCACGACCTTCTTGGCTTCGCTCTGTATCTCTGCAACTGTCATAGCATAGGAATACTTATATGCCCCAACCGGGATATTGTATTTCCGGCATTCAGAGAAGTTCTGCTCAAAGTAGCTATCTATCACGTTTCCCACTTCTGTAATCCGCAGGATTGCGAACCCCATGCCGTAATCAGCAACTGTTTTCCAGTCAATTTTCCCTTGCCAGGCAGATACATCAATTCCTCTTATTTCCATGTCCGTCTCCTTTCATAGAGCGAAAAGGGATGGTTTCTCATCCCTTATTCGTCTTTATTTGCCTGTTTTACAATCTGGTTCACGTATGTAGAAAGACCGGCAATCAGTATTCCCTGTGTAATCGCTGTAAAAATTGCCATTGCAATATCCTGTCCGGTACCGCAGGTGCAGGTGGCAAACACATAGATTGCGCAGATTGCAATGCTGATCCCGCCAAGGATGAGCGGGATGTACTTATCCTTTACTGCCTGTGCCTGCTTTAATGCCATCCCTACGAAATATAAGGCAATTGCTACTACGATGAGTTCCGGCTTTACATAGTTTGTGATCTGCTCCATGTTTATTCCTCATTTTCCTGTTCTTCCGGCATTGCCAGAAGCTTATGATATAATTCTGTTGCTACATCATTCCCGCCTAAGTTATGATATGCGCAATATACTTTTTTGATAGATTCTTTTGCGTAGATTGGACAATACTTCCGGTCCTTATACTTATTGTAATTTCCTACAATGCTCTCTCTGAGAAGTGACTGTACCCCTTCCGCAATTGCAGCATTCTTTTTCTGTTCTTCTTTAAGCCGTTTGGATACTACCCTGTATCCCATCCCAAGCAGTGCTGATATAATCGCAAACAGCCATTCGACCCAGTGAATCTGTATGTAATTAATAAGTTCCACTCATTCTTTCCCTTTCTCCGTTTTTGCGCCGGCGCAATTTAAAAGAGGCAGTGCGTCCCTTATTTGCACCACCCCTTTTGTAACTTTCTCACGCCGCTTCCAGCGCATCCAGGCACTCTCCTACTACAGCACGAAGGTTAAATAAATTCGGCACCTGTTCTCTTATGTATACTCCAGTAAGTACCAGAGATACCCATGTTTTTACAAGACCACTGTTCTTTGTAAACTTCATTTGTCAGTTCCTCCTTTCTCTAGAATTTTATAAACAACCTCACGCAGGTTTCCGATATTCGGTACCTGGTCTTTTGAGTATTGTTCGCTTTCTACTAACCGAACCCATGTTTTTACTAAGCCGGAATTTTCATTGAATATCATTCTTCTGTTCCTCCCATCATCTGCGCTACGATCATACTCAGTTCTCCAATTGCGCTGTCATTTTGTTCCTGCATCTGTGCAAGCATAATGCTTAATTCTCCGATTGCGCTGTCACTTTGTTCTTGCTGTCGTGACTTTTTACATTTTTCTGTTTCCTGTACTGTTCGCATTACAGCACCCCCATTCCGATCGATTTAAGAGAAATCTCTTCTGTCGAATTATTCGCTGTCACTTCCACTTTTGTGGCTACAGCCCACTTATCTGCAGTCTTTTCATTATTTGCGAAGGTATGGTTTCCTGCGGAGTCTGGTGCATATACCTCCCATGCCGGCTCGCTGTCGTTTGCATTGTTGCATACCTGAATATCTTTTGTGACTTTATCGTCCGCAACAAGTTCAAGTAAAACTATGATTTTTTCAGCTTTGTTTTCCGTTTCCCATGGATGTGTTTTTACTTCCAGAACAGTTCCGATTTTTACACAAATTGCAGGGGACGCGACATCCATCTCGCTTCCAGAGTCCGTCGCTACTGCCCGGAT